GTGGATAGAGTAAATAAAAAAGCTTGGGGTTGGATGAATGATACATACTGAAATCCTATCTATCTGCCTTAACTACGAACACTATGCTAAAGTTCGTAGGTTTGTTGACAAGGATATGTTTAATAAGGATTATGGTATAGTATATACCCTAATTGAAAAAATACATGACAAGTACCCCGAAAAAATATTGACATTACGAGAATTAAAGGTCATGTACGCTGACGTATATCCCGCAGTACCAAAGGCTACACGACAAAATATAGTAGATAAAATAGATGAACTCGATGAAAATAGTTCCATATCGGAATTAAATTTTGACGCTATAAAACATTTTTGGGCTAGACAACAGGCAAGAGATATAGGCGAAAAAGCTGTTGACATCTATACAGGGGCTGACAATGATATTAGTGGGTTAAGAAGACTAATAGAAATACTTGATGAAGAAAATATGGTAGGTAGCGAAACTTTTCATGAAGTAAAAGAGGATATAGAAGAGTTGTTTACACTAAATGGAACACATGGAGAATTTAAGCATAGACTATTAACAATAGCTGATAATGTTCCCGCTTTGGATAGGGGGCAATTCGTAATTCTATTTGCTCGACCCGAAATTGGAAAGACAACATTTTCTAGTTTTAATGCATCGGGTTATGTCAAACAAGGAAAGAAAGTAACATATTGGGCAAATGAAGAACCTGCTGTTAGAATTAAACTTAGAATAGTGCAATCCTATTTTAATCAAACAAAAGAAGAGATAACAGAAAATATAGAAAATTATAAGGAAGAATATTTGACAAATATAAAACCTTATTTAACAGTTTTTGATAGCGTAGGTACGCACATAGATGAAATAAATGAATACGCTAGAATTTATAAACCCGATGTTATGTTTGTAGACCAACTTGATAAGGTGCAAGTTTCGGGAACTTACAATCGAACCGATGAAAAACTAAAAGAAGTTTATGTACGAGCAAGAGAAATAGCAAAACGACATGAGTGTTTATTATGGGCGGTGTCCCAAGCAAGTTATGAAGCAGAAGGAAAATCTATTGTGGATTATTCTATGTTGGATAACTCTAGAACAGGCAAGGCGGGGGAAGCAGATTTAATTATTGGAATAGGCAGAGGGGCTGACAATCATGACTTGTCTGACCCTTACAGATGCATTACAATAAGTAAAAATAAATTAAATGGTTGGCATGGGTCACGTCATGCGACTATAAGCATTAGGAGAGGAGTTTTTGAAAGTGATAACGACAGTTGATATTGAAACAACATTTAGTGTAAATGGAAATGGAGAAATAAAATCAAGTCCATTTAATGGAAACACACTAGTATCAGTTGGTTATAAAATTGATAATGTAAATGTTAAGTACCTATGTTTTTATCATCGTGATGAACCACCAACACCTAATGCAAAAAAAGAATTGCAAGATGTTTTAGATAGAACTGACATACTTATAGGACATAACATAAAATTTGATTATAGTTGGCTAGTGCAATGTGGATTTACATACGACAAAAAATTGCATGACACAATGGTAATGGAATATATTATGGCAAGAGGTATCAAGTGGGGATTTTCATTGGAAGATTGCTGTAAAAGGAAAGGTGTAGCACAGAAAAAAAGTGAATTAATTCAACCATTTATGAAGAATAAAATATCTTATGAAAAAATACCTTGGAATATTGTAGAAGAGTATGGTAGACAGGATGTAGAAAGTACTTATCAATTAGCTGTTGCACAGTTAAGTAAATTAAAAATGAATTGGGGAGATTTATATGAGTAATGGAATTAAAGTTTCAGTTGATTGGAATGGAAAAGATAATAATAATGATTTTATTTATGGGGTAGAACATCAAGATGAAAATGAAAATGTTATTGATATTGAATGGTTTAAAACAGAAGAAGAAAGAAATAAATGCCTAACGGAATAGCACCAACAATAAAAATGTCTATGGAACTGACAAAAGTTTTGGCTGACATAGAAATGAATGGATTACATATTAATACAGATACACTAACAAGTATAAAAACTAAATTTGAAAAAGAACTTGTTGACTTGGAAAAATATTTGCATGAGAAAGTAAAATATTTTATGGGTGACACCCCTATTAATTTGGACTCTCCCGAAGACAGGTCGATACTTTTTTATTCTATTCGTTTAACCGACAAAAAAAGATGGGCTAGTGTATTTAATATTGGCTATGAGTTAAGGGGTAATACTCGTAAACCAAAACGAAGAACTCACTTTGCAACAGTACGAGATTTTTATGTAGAAATAAATGCAATGGCAAAAGCTGAATTTAAAACACACGGCACAATTTGTCATAACTGTCAAGGCACAGGAAAGTACACTTATATAAAAAAGGATGGTACTGCTAGTCATATAAAAAGAAATTGCAAAACATGTAATTCAATAGGAATGCTATTTACAAATAAAGAGGAACGTGCAGGATTAAAACTTAAACCTAGAAATGTTATAGATTGTTCTGCAATGGGATTTAAAACTGACAAGGAAATACTAGAAAGTTATTTGTCTACAACAAAAGGGGTAGAACATGAATTTTTAAAACGGTATGTACGCTATTCAGCTATTAGAACTTACCTACGAACATTTGTAGATGGTATTCAAAATTCTATAAATGACGATGGAAAAATTCATCCACAGTTTATGCAATGTGTAACAAGCACAGGTAGATTATCTTCTCGTAGCCCCAATTTTCAAAATATGCCTAGGGGTGCTACTTTTCCTGTTAGGGAATGTATTGTTTCTAGGTGGGAAGGTGGAAAAATATTAGAGGGGGATTATGCACAACTAGAATTTCGTGTGGCAGGATTTTTAGCGGATGACAAGAGGGTTTATAAGGATGTAGAGGATGAAGTGGATGTTCATGCCTATACAGCTAAAATACTAGGTGTATCACGTCAAAAAGCGAAGTCTGACACGTTTAAACCACTTTATGGGGGTATCTTAGGTACGCCTAAGCAAATGCATTATTATAGGGCATTTAAGAATAAATACATAGGGATATCACAATGGCATAGAAAATTACAGGATGAAGCCTTTATGACAAATAAGGTGGTATTACCATCGGGAAGACAGTATTTTTTTCCTAGTGTAGAACGATTACGCAGTGGGAGTGTAACAAACTCAACAGCAATAAAGAATTATCCTGTGCAAGGTTTTGCTACAGCAGATTTATTGCCGATTGCATTAATTAAATTAAAAAACTTGTTGACAAAATATAAATTAAAGACTATTATCTGCAATACAGTACATGATAGTATAACTTTGGATGTGTATCCAAAGGAAGAACAACAAGCTATCAAAACTTTAAAGGAGGCTATGATGTCTTTATCCAGTGAATGTGAAAGACGGTATGGCTTTAAATACACCATGCCAATCGGAATTGAATTAAAAATCGGTGACAATTGGCTTAACATGAAGGAGGTTTATAAAACCAATGGGTGAAAATGGAACAGACAGTAAAGCATTATCAGTTCCCGCTAATCTTGATGATATAAGCGATAAGGAGTTGATGAAACTAACGGGGCAAACGGACAATGGTTCGCAAGCTTCGGTATTGTCACGGCTGTCTATAAATTATCAAACGGAAGACGAAAATGAAAACCCATTACCAAGGGGACATTTTGCAGTTCGAGTTGATGGTGACAATATATATTCTAAAGAGGTTACATTTAGACCTTTTATAAGGCTCTATGCGTATAGTTATTGGGATAACAGCGATGAAACATTTACATCAAGTGTGCAAATGCCATCACTAGGTGACCAATTCGCTGATACAATAGGGACATATAAATGTGGTAAGCTATCTAGAGAACAAATAAGTAGTTTATCTGATAATGACCCGCAGAGGGTTATTCAAAGTTCTATTAAATGTAATCAAGTTATTTATGGAGTTGTTTCTGTTGGCGAAGGAAAAAAAGCTGATGGAGAAGTAGTTAAGGACTTAAAGGAAATTCCATGCGTATACTATGCTAAAGGAGTTAATTATTCTCCGTTTAGTTCTGTGCTATCAAATTTAGCAAAACAGAAAAAACCAATGATACGCACTAATCTTATGCTATCTACTAAAAGACAAAAAGCCGGTGGCAATACGTTTTTTGTAGTAGGTATTAAGATGGGGGAAACAGTAGATAAGCTATCAGAAGCTGATGGAAATTTACTAAAGGAATTTTCTCTTGCTATAAAATCCATAAATGAAGGTGTTATAGAGAAACATAGGGTAGCCATTAAGAAAAAAACAAAAGATGGTGACCACTCCCTAGCTATTGAGTTAGATGCTTAAATGGTATGATACATACCCTAATTGAAAACTTTCTCTATGATGCAGTTGGGGGGAAGGTAAAACTTCCCCCTGCTGTTATTAATGAATTTAAAGAAGCTTGTGGCAAAGCATTAGAAAAGCAGTTTAATGAAAAAATTGATTGGAGAATGCGAATGTCGGGCTTGGGGAAACCTTTATGCCAACAACAATTAGAAAAAAAAGGTATTAAAGGAGAAATACAGTACAATACTATAATAAAATTTTTAATGGGAGATTTGTTAGAGGCAGTTGCAATTGCAGTAATGCGAGGAGCAAAAATAAATATAGAAAAAACACAAAGTCCTGTGACATTAAAATTGGGAAATACAGATTTAGGTGGAACATATGACATAAAAATAGACGGAAAAGTTTGGGATATAAAATCAGCTAGTCCATCAAGTTTTATGGGTAAGTTTGGAGAATATGGTAGCTATAATAAAATAAAAGAAGATGACCCTTTTGGGTATGTTATGCAAGGACATTTATATGGAGAAGGGGAAAATGTACCTTTTGGTGGGTGGATAGCCATAAATAAGGTGACAGGGGAATTTGCCGTATGCAAAGCACCCGACAATCAAGAAAATGATAGAAAAGAAGTATTAGAAAAAGCAGTTAAAACTATTAAACATCTTAATTCTAAAAAGAAATTCAAAAAGTTATTTAAAGCATTGCCCGAAACATACTTAGCTAAATCGGGTGCATATAAGGGACAGCGACTAGAGACAGGAAATACTATATTAGAAACTATTTGTGGGTTCTGTCAATTCAGAAAACATTGTTGGCCAAAGGCACAATTGCATGAAAAAGTGACATCACGGGCTAAATCTAGGCCTTTAGTGTGGTATAATAAATTAAAAAACACGGAAGTTAAATATATATGAATGTATTATGGCTGACATCGCCTTTTAAAAGAGATGATATTTCAACAAATAAGGATACTATTTGGGTATTTACGGATAATGAAAGTAAGAAGGGCGGGGGTGAAATGAAAGAATGGATGCGTAGCAATGACAATTGTCATGCAATTATTACAAGAGAAACTATAGGTTCTAATGGGTATTTTAAGGAAGATAATATAGTTAAAACTACAAGGGTTATACGTGACAGTTTTCATTCTTTGCAATTAAAAATACGACAGGGAAAATTAATTATTCTACCATCAATAGAAATAGATGAAGCACTAATAGAATTAGAAAAAAATGCTCCAACACTAGCAATTATATTTTCTAAATGTATAGACACAACTAATAAATATAGAATGACAACTCTTGTATGAAACGAAAAGGATTTCGGTCTGAATTTGAGAGAGGGATAGCACTTTGGTTAATAAAAAATAATATTTCTTATGAGTATGAAACTATGTATTTAGAATATCAACCTAAAATTAAAAGGTATACACCCGATTTTTATTTATCAAAACAAGATATATTTGTTGAGGCAAAGGGTTTTTGGGATTTAGCAGATAGACAAAAACATTTGTTGGTTAAAGAGCAGAATAAAAAGTTTGACATTAGGTTATTATTTGTAAATGCTAAAAATAAACTTAACAAATCAAGTAAAACAACTTATGGTGGTTGGTGTGATAAACACGGCATATTATGGGCAGAAAAAACAATACCTAAAAAATGGCTGATGAAAAAATAAATCCTTTGTTAAATGATATAGAAAAACTATCACTACTTCCTGATAGAATGTATATTATTATTAAACCCGAAGAAGGAACAGTAGGTTTTAGTACTGTAGCATATGATACAACCGACCCTAATAAACAAGTGCATCCTTCATTTTTTGTTTTAAGGGGATTAATGGAAATGATGGATACTGACATGGATAGACTTGTTAATTTAGGACAAATGGCTGTTATGGATAAAATGGTTGAATTAGAGAAT